AAGTTAGTAGTCACTAACATATTTTTTCTTAAAAAATCATCGGATTCATTAAAACCCATCCCCCCCCTCTCCTATGGAGATGAGGGGGGTGAGGGGGTTTTATTCATATTTACCCGCACCCCCTTCAGCCCCCCTTCAACCCCCCTCGCCTGTAGCTATAGAAACACGTTTTCGAGGGGGCTCGAGGGGGCTTCGAGGGGGATTCTACTTTCAAAAAAGCGAGGGGGATTGAAGGGGGCTTTTTAAAAGTCATTTCTTTCATTTTCCTTTCATTTTGCTTTCATTCTTGACTTTATCTCCATGGCAGACACTTGTTTCTCGTCAATAAACGTCCATCCGTGCTGTGTTTCTTGGATGTAATTGACCTCAATCAACTTTGAAATTAAGCTGCCTTTGCGGTTTTTTTGTAGCATATTTTCAATAGTTCTGGCCTGCATACCCAAAGTTTCCAAATACATTTTCAGCGCAGAGCGGGTGATGTACGGCATGTCATTTATGTACTCTTTTCCAGAGCTAACCCATGCGTCCTCTATTTTTCTGACATTGTCGTCATAAAGTGATTTAGTGATAGAGTTTTTAACCGGCACTGGGTTGTCGTCAGGCATAGCAACGCAGGTGCTAGATACCTCTCCAAACTTGCTAAAACCCATCTCAACGACCTCTAGCTTAAAGTAGATCACTTCGCCTTTACTCGGCATCTCGCGCTGCTTAGTGACCGTTACTGACCTCACTCCGTCCTTTTCTATCACCTCGATTTCAGTGTCAATAAAAGCGCGGATACCGCTCCAACCCCTACCGCCTTTTGCCGCGTCCTTGCCATTGTGGTGGATGAGCATAAAAGCGGACTTTATCTCGGTCGATATGCGATTAAATTTATCCATGATTGGCCCCATGTCTTCGCCCGAGTTTTCATTTGCGCCAGAGCTGAGCCGTGCTAGCGTATCGCCAATAATTAGTTGCACTTTCTTGCCGCTTTTTTCTTCGATCTCTTTTACAAGCTTAATAACGTCGTCAGTGTGCTCGTCGCCATTGAAGAAATTAAGTGGCAGCGGAACCATGTATAAATTTTCAAGGCTAACGCCCCGATGTTTTTTAATAGCTTGCATACGCGACCTGATGCTGCCTGGTGCTTCGCTTGCGAGGTATATAACAATGCCTTGGTCTGTCTGGCGGCCGTAGCATCTATCGCCAGTCGCTATCGCTGTAGCTACAGACAAGGCCCAGAATGTTTTACCGCTGTTTGAATCGCCGTAGACAACAACTAGGCTTCCGATACAAAATAGCCCCTCGACAAGTTCATCTGGTGCTTCGTACTCGTCTGATAAGTCGCTGCCGCATACTGTTTGCAGCTTGTCAATGATGTTTTGCTCTATGTGCACCGGCTTATTAAACAGTGCTTCGACAGAAGAGATACCGCGTTGCTGCGCTTCAATGAAATCAAAGTCTGGCTCGTACCTTGCTACGGACTTGATAATTTTGTCTACCTGCTGGCTGCGCATTGGAGGATTGCATACATCAGCATTAACCGAGTCAAGCGCTGCACGCATAGCGTTCTCTGGAAGTCCGATTCTCTGCAAGTGGCCGGCTAGGGCAGTTAATGTCTTGTCTCTTGCGCCTTCTGGTATGACAGAGAAACCAGATGAATCACCGCGCTGTTTAGGAGAGCCTTTAAGAGCTTCGTAAGCTACCACCCAAGGGTCAGGCACTACAAAAGGAATTACGCCATCCCACGGGTCTCCTTCGCCTTCCCATTCGTAATATTTGTAGCCGCCGCCCTCTACCCTGATTTTGGATGGATAGACAAGAAGGTAAGCATCCTTTGACTGTAGGTCAACGCCAGGGATAAAGTCGTCAGAGCTGAATCTATCGTCATATTTAGCAATGTGATGAAAGCCGCCGCTGGGTGAAATTTGAGTAATGCCGCCCGGAACTTTCCCGTTTTCGTCAATCCACTTGTCCCAGCTTATATCTCCAAGATTTTTAGGGTCAATGTCGAAAGCCATAACACCTGAGCCTGGCCCCATCGCAACTGCTACATTACGCTCTGGGTATCCGCTGAACCAGTCATTTATAACAGCTGGGTCATTCGATGCGTCATCTTTACCGTGAGATTTGGCAAGCGGGAACTTTTGACCCGGCGTTATAGGAAATACTTTCCAGCCAATTTGCGCGTAAAAAAGCGCGGCTTCTAGATTAGAGTGCCTTTGAGTAATAGTCATAGTTACCTCAGACACTGGCGGCTTGCAAGTAGTCAGACAAAGCCTTGACTGTCTTATATAGAGGCTCTGTTTTTCCAGCCATAAATCTATACACAACCCCTTTGTCTACACCGGAGGCTATAGCTACACGCTTTAAATTTGAATCTTTTAATCTGCTCTTAATTTGGTCTACGCTTAACATTTTTTGCCTTTAAAAAAAAATTTTCTTGAACGGGTTTACTTTATCATAAATAAGGTGCTATGATTTCATCAGCGACAAACATATTTACTGATATTCGCATCATTTAAGGGTTAATTATGGGTAACAGTGGCAATGAAATAATGCGGCTTGAAAAGCAAAAAGTTTTCAGGCTCGGAGAAATAACGTATCTACCTCATTACAGTAATCCGGGGTTGTATGTAGGGCCTGGGCGTTCATCTGTTGAATACACAGAGCTGCAACTTACAAACAATGGCGCAAAACCGTCGACAGCGTTTTTGTGGGAACGCAACAATGATACAAAAAGGAATTTAACATAATGGCTATCAATCTAAAACGAACGGGCTCGCTAGAAGCACATTTCGTTAAGCTTTTGGCTTACGGCGCTGCTGGAGCTGGAAAAACTAGCCTCATTGCCACATTGCCTAATCCGATCGTATTGTCGGCCGAGGGCGGTCTATTGTCTATCCAAGGTGCTGACCTACCATTCGTTGAAATTAAGGACATGGCAAGCCTTAAAGAGGCCTACAACTGGCTGGCAGATAGCGCTGAGTCCAAGGACTTTGAGTCAGTAGCTATTGATTCAATAAGCGAGATTGCAGAAGTGGTTTTGAGCTATGAAAAGAAAGCCACAAAAGACCCCCGCGCTGCTTATGGCAATATGCAAGAACAAATGGCTGACATCATCCGTTTGTTTCGTGACCTGCCAAACCGGCATGTTTACATGTCTGCAAAGCTTGAAAAGACTAGCGACGAAATGGGTCGTATCTTATATGCACCTTCTATGCCAGGGAATAAAACCGGTCAGAGCTTGCCTTACTTTTTTGATGAGGTATTGGCGCTTCGGATTGAAAAATCAGAAGACGGTCAGTCACACCGCGCTTTAATGTGTGATAGTGATGGCCTCTGGTTAGCAAAGGACAGAAGCGGAAAATTAGATCAATGGGAAGCGCCAGATTTGGGTTTAATTATCAACAAAATTTTAGGAAAATAAACAATGTTTACAAGCGAAAAAACAAAGAACGGAAATGTAGGTACTTCAAAAATATCGCAAGAAGCTGCTGATAACCAAGCTATGAAAATGGACGAGGGTAATAACTTTTACTGCGTTGGTTGTAAAGATTGCACAGATTGCACAAATTGCATAGGTTGCATAATTTGCGTAGGTTGCGAATTATGTCTAGATTGCACAGATTGCAAAAGTTGTAAAGATTGTGAAGCTTGTGATAATTGCTTAGGTTGCGAAGGTTGCGAAGTTTGCCAAGGTTGCTCATATTGCGAAGATTGTGATAATTGTGGGTTTTGCTTACATTGCAAAGATTACGAAAGTCAACAATATTCGATAGGAAAATAAACAATGACAATTAACGAATTAATTGAACAATGGTCTTCTTACAAAGACAAAGAAAATTATGCGACTACAAAGCGCAGGGAAATAGAAGACAAAATTATTGAGTTAGAACAAATTACAAATTTAGAAGAGGGAGTTAAAACATTAGGAAACGGAACAAAATTAATAAAAGTAACAACAAGAATCACACGTAAAGTTGACAAAGACCTTTTGCAAGAGCTAGCCCTAGAGGCTGGTCTTGAAGATCATTTGAGTGTACTTTTTCGCTGGAGTGCTGAGATAAACGCTTCTGCATGGTCTAAGACTGACGAGTCAGTAACAAAACCGCTTTTGGGTGCAATAACATCAAAATCCGGTCGTCCTTCATTTTCAATCAATATTAAAGAGTAAATAATCATGGCATTTTTAAATCAATCCTACGACGTTGCAGACCTTCCGAAATCACAGCAGACAAGCTTTGATGTGTTACCCGACGGATGGTATAGCGCAACAATTACCGGCGCAGAAATCAAAGAAACAAAAGCCGGAACTGGCGAGTATGTAGCTATTAAATACAGCATCACAGGGCCAAAACATGAAGGACGTGTAGTTTTTGGAAATCTTAATTTGAAGAACCCAAACCCCAAAGCGGAAGAGATTGCTCGTGAGCAATTGGGTCAGATTCTTATGTCAATCGGTGTGCCAAAAATCACAGATACAGACCAGCTTATCGGCGGCAATTTGAGCATTAAATTAAGCACGCGTAAGTCTGAGCAGTACGGTGACTCAAACGACATTAAAGGCTTCAAGGCAGTAGCAGGTAATGCTTCAGCAATGCCAAAGCCAGCTATGCCGCAGACTGGCGCTAAGTCATCTGCTGCACCTTGGGCTAAACGTTAATTAAACAAATACCCGGTTAACGCCGGGTTTTAAAAAGACAAAGAATGACAACCGAAACAACATACACGATAGAGCAGATTGCAGAAAAAATGTTTGTACACGGATTTACTGTTGGTTCAACAAAAGGATTTATAAAGTTTTTAAAGCCAGAGCCGCCAGCATTAGGTTGGATTGGATATGACTCACATGGAAAAATGGTTTTTATAACAAATCCAGATAGCGTAGATATAACGAGATACAGCATGCGCGAAGTAATGTTTAAGCCAGAGGATACAGAATGATTAACAAACAAACACCCGTGTATATCCAATTTATTGGTTCCATACAAAATTCTTTAGAGTTTTGCGACGTGGTAACAAAAGATGGATTTTCTATAGAAGCTGGCCAATGGGAATTGTTTCCGGGAAACGAAAAGCGATTAGGCCCTTTTTATTTAAAAGCTATTACAAAGCCAGAGGATACAGAATGACAATAAAAAAACCAGACCTTATCCAAACACTAATTGACAACCAACATGAATCCATTAAAGAGCAGCCGAGGCCGCACATGGGTGCTTCTGCTTTGGGCCATGCTTGCGATAGATGGCTATGGCTTTCATTCCGCTGGGCTGTACAGCCACAGTTCCCGGGAAGAATTCTCAGGCTGTTTAGGCGAGGACGAGAAGAGGAGCCAAATATCATTAAGGACTTACGATCAATCGGTCTTAAAGTCAGAGAAGTTAACGCGCAAGAAAGAGTAACATTTGGCTCTCACGTATCAGGTAGTCTTGATGCAATCATTGATAGCGGAATGCCGGGAGACGAAAAATCAAAGTACATAAGCGAGTTCAAAACTCAAGGTCAAAAGTCTTTTGATAAAGTTGTCAAAGAAGGTGTAAAAAAAGCAAAGTTCGAGCACTGGGTACAAACTCAAATTTACATGGCAGGTACTGGCATACACAAGGCCATGTATGTAGCTATTTGTAAAAATACCGATGAAATGTACACAGAGATTTTAGAATACGAACATGATGCAGCACAGAAATATATTGCTCGAGGTCAGCGGATTGCATTGACTGATCGTATGCCCGAACCTTTGTCTACAGACCCCACATGGTTCGAGTGCAGGTTTTGCTCTGCGCATAAATTCTGTCATGAAACAAAATTAACTGAGCATGTTAATTGCCGTACCTGCGCGCACTCAACATCTTTATCAGATGATACTTGGCACTGTAAAAAGTGGGATGACATTATACCCTTTGAGGCTCAGCTTAGCGGATGCGATAGTCATGTTTTGCATCCCGACTTAGTGCCGTGGAAACAAGCTGAAAGCCCGGACGATATGACAGCAGCTTATGAGATAAACGGCAAGATTGTTTTTAATGGAGAGTTTTCAGACAATGTCTACTCATCAAAAGAGATTTTAGCCAACCCAGCTGGTTGTACTTTAGATGATGAAGAAGTGAGAGAACTTCGCAGAATATTTTATGCTAAGGTTGTGGGATGATATTAAGAGATTATCAGCGCCGGGCCATTGAAATGCTATACGCCTGGTTTGATGAAAATGAAACAGGTAATCCAGTTTTGTCTATGCCTGGCGGTAGCGGAAAATCTTTGGTTATAGCAGAGCTAGTGAGAGGCGCTCTCGAGGCTTGGCCAGATACCAGAGTTTTGATGCTGGTGCATTCAAAAGAATTGATTGCACAAAATGCTGAAAAGCTTAGAAAGCTATGGCCCAATGCGCCCTTGGGTATATACAGCGCCAGTTTAAATAAAAAGAATTTAAGCGAACCAATTACTTACGCTGGAATTCAAAGCATAGGTAAAAAAGCCAAAGAGTTGGGACATATAGACTTAATTATCATTGACGAAGTGCACTGCGTTTCGCACACAGAATCAGGAACTTATCGCAAGTTAATATCTGATCTAACAGAAATAAATCCGGGAATACGAATTGTAGGTTTAAGCGCTAGCCCTTACCGACTTGGATCTGGCATGATTACAGAGGGTGATGATGCGCTTTTTTCTTCGATTATTGAGCCAATAAAGATAAATGAGTTGATAGAAAAGGGACATTTATGCACGCTCAGAAGCAAGTCAACAAGTTTAAAACTTGACGCATCAAAACTGCATAAGCTAGCTGGTGAATTTAAGCTGAAAGAGATGGAGTTGTCGTACAACACTGATAACAACAATGGAAGGGTTGTTAGTGAGATTATTGAAAAGGCAGACGACAGAAAACACTGGCTGATTTTTTGCTCTGGCATTGCTCATTCCGAGGCGATAGCGCAGCAGTTAATAGATTGCGGTATCCCTGCTGCATCTCTTAGCAGCAACGCGACTAGCGCGGAGCGTGATGAGGTTTTAATGCGGTTTGAGACTGGTCAGATACGTGCTTTGTGTAACGTTGGAATATTAACTACTGGATATGATTTTCCCGCTTTAGATTGCATTGTTTTCTTGCGCTCAACTATGTCACCAGGTCTTTATTTACAGATGGCTGTCAGAGGAATGAGGCCATTTAAAGGTAAGGAAAATTGCTTGGTGCTGGATTTTGCTGGAGTAGTCGCAACTCATGGCCCGATTGTTAACATCACACCGCCAAAGCAGAAAGGCAGCGGAGGAGGAGAAGCACCGGTAAAGATGTGCGATACGTGCTCTGAGCTTGTACACATATCAGCTAAAGTATGCCCAGCTTGTGGTACTTTATTTCCGGTACCAAAAGAAACTATTTTAAATTTGAGTACGACTTGCATCATGGGTGGCCCTACTGTTTTTGATGTTACTAGATGGGCTTGGAGGTCACACATGAGCAAAACAACTGGCAAAGAGATGTTAGCAGTTACTTACTTTGGCTGTTTAAGTGATACGCCTGTAACTGAGTATTTGTGTATCTTGCACAGCGGATATGCTGGGGAAAAATCAATAAAACTTCTTGGCGATATTGCTGAAAAGTCAGGGGGAAAGCTAGGCCATGCAATGGATAAATTAGATCGTATTGCTGAAATGGCAGATGTGATGAATCACTCTGTTTGCCCTAGCGAAATAAATTTCATAAAAGAAGGCAAGTTTTTTAAAGTCAATAAAAGGGTTTGGAAATGACAATTAACGATACACCGAGCGAACATTTTGAGCAGCGTAATTTTGTCTCGTGGTTTAGAAAAACTTACCCTGGGGTTTTGATTTTTGCAGTGCCCAATGGGGGCGTTAGGAGCCCCGTAGCTGCTGCGAAATTGAAAGTTGAGGGGGTAGTCGCGGGAGTCCCTGATTTGTTCATACCGGAGTTCAAGCTTTGGGTAGAAATGAAAAGGCAAAAAGGAGGCTCTGTTAGCAAAGATCAAAAAAGGATTATTCTTTACCTTGAAGGTGTGGGATATTGTTGTATAGTCGGAATTGGTGAGATTGACGCTAGACAGAAAGTAACTGATTTTTTAAAGAAGAGAAACACATGACTGATAGAGAATTAATGCAAGCTGTTGTTACTGCATTTGGACCGTTAGATCATACGAATTTATATTTAATGCAGACTATCGGTGATATGGAAGATAGGCTTGAACAGCCAGTCATTGCGCCGTGGGTGATGCTGACAAGTGCAGACGTTAGTAAAATCTGGCAATCAGAAAATGGCATTGAGGATTGCGACCTATGCAAGATTGACGACTTTGAAAAAATAGCTTTATTTTTTCAAGCAGCATTCATTGCAAAGCAAACAGAAACTAACTGATTTTTTAAAAGAAAAAAACACATGAAATTAGATAAAAAAGAAATTAAGACAAGTTTTATGAGCATTAGATTGCCTGCTGATGTGGCTAATGCTATTCGAAAAACCAGTGTTCGGGATACTAGGACGATAGCCGCACAAGTACTGCATTACGTCAAAATAGGATTAGAGAGTGAATCAAAGTGACTAATCAATTGAAAAACAGAAAAAATACAAAAGTGATGATATGAATGAAATCAGGACAATGCACCTTTTTGCAGGTCACGGAGGTGGACTCCTTGCAGACCTTATTCTCGGCCACAGACCAGTTGTCGCTGTTGAGTGGGATAGATATGCCTGCCAAGTCCTTAGAGAGCGAGCCTATGATGGGTGGTTTCCCGGACTGCGAGTGCATGAAGGGGACGTCACCTTGTTTGATCCATCCGAATACGCCGGAGTCGTGGACATCATCCATGCAGGATTTCCTTGTCAGGACATTAGCGTCGCTGGAAAGCAATCAGGTGTACATGAAGGAACCAGATCAGGTCTTTACCGAGAAGTCCTGCGCATCGCTGGCGTGGTACGACCAAAGCAGTTGTTCTTGGAAAACGTATCAGCAATCCTTAGTAACGGATTGGGAATCGTACTCGGGGACTTGGCCAAGCTGGGGTATGACTGCAGGTGGCTCTGCATTCGCGCATCCGATGTCGGAGCGCCGCATCACCGAGATAGGTGGTTCGCGCTTTGCAACGCCAAACACGTTGGACGCAGCGAATTTAAGAGATCAAGCAACGAACATGCACTTGTGGCCGACACCGAATGCGAGCGATCACAGAGACAGAGGAAACATGTCGAACCCGAGCATTCAACGCAGAAAAGAAATTGGGAAACAATTGAACTTGAGCATGGTTGTTCACCCAACTTCTGGGATGTTGAATCCGACGTGGGTCGAGTGGCTAATGGGGTTCCCAATAGGGTTCACCGTCTTAAGGGATTGGGTAACGCTCAGTGCCCATTACAAGCGGCAACAGCGTGGAAACTCCTTGGAGGTAAATAAATGAAAACAGTTCGCAAGAAATCACAGCATAAAAACCGCAGGACATACACGCTTCTTGATGAGATGATGGCAAGCCCGACAGAGCCAATGCCAGCCGAGTATAGGCGTCACCAGTTAACGCGCATGTATGGCGGCCTAGAGGCAATGGCGCATGGAGATAACCCTACACCAGACGACTGGTCTGTTGTGTCAGATGCGGTGAATATGCTTGAGACGATGGTTATCGAAATGGCTATTTGTGAAGACCAAAACGGAACTTTAAAAGAGGCTGTCAGGGCTTTGGGCGAAGCTGGACAACGTAAAAAACAAGAGGGCAAACAGATACGCTTAGACGGCCCTGGCATGGAGGCGGTGCGTGAGGTGCTGGCTTCATATTCTGACCTTCTAAATGCTTTACCCGCTCGTGTAATGTACCGCTGCCACAGACTTACCGAGCGTAGAATTCATGCGATTTTGTCGGGTAAAAGAAAAATTACAGATGTTATTTTGTAAAGTTGTATTTATTTAACTTGATTGTGTGAAATAGTGCTATAGTTAATACATCAACAACCAAACGGAAGAAACGAAATGACAACAAACACAACAACCCAACTGATGGGCGCAACTTATTCGACAGATAAGGCCGATTTTGGCCGCATAACAAGCACCTTTCCAGTCAGCCAAGACTGGGACGGTTACAAGCATCACGGCTACTGCTGGGCACCATCTAATGCTCAAATCTAAGGACGCGAAATGGAATTAGGAACATTTGCAAAAACACAACTTGTGCATGAAATTGCACAAGCAAAGAACAATATTAAGTCTGCTTTGAAATATTCAGACTTAAAAAATGTTAAATTTTTCAAAGCATATGCAAGAAATTTGCAAAATTTTCTTAAAGAAAGTAAATAATGATAGAAAAAATAATTGACATCACACTAGCTATAGCTGTTGGAACTGCCTTGGCCTATACACTTTTTGTAAATATATGATATGAGAGACAAAAGAATCCCAGCCGGTGATATTTATGTATCGCTGATTGTTGAAAAGCTTAAAGGCTTAACTCTAACTGGTCTTCAGTGTTCTTTAATTTTAGAGACACTGCACGCTTGCATTGCAGAGTCGTCTTACATAGAGTACGGCTCTATTGACTTAGATGACATAGCGGCAAAAATGTACATGGAAGTGAAAAACTATGAACAAACCAATTAAAACTTGCAACAAAAACTATAAACCCGCAGTTTTATTTTTGTTAACTTTTTTTTTAGTATTTTTCTTATCGTTGTTTTTTATCTTGGAGATTGTTAAATGAAAGACCCACTCATTGACTTTATAAAAGACGTGACCGGAGTATTGATTGCAGTCATTGCCTGTTTGGTTGTTGCATTAATTATTGTGAGGTTGATATGAATATAAGAATTGAAACGATAGCAGCGTTAAAAGCTATAAAAGAGTATGGCGAACCCATGACTAATGACGAGTTAGCAGAGGCTTTGAATATACCTTTGAACAACGTTAACAAAAGATCCAAACGGATGAGTAGAGAAGAACTTATTACCAGGGCGATAGGTGAAAGGTCTTTCAAGTCTGGCAGGACAAAAGTGCTTTTTTGTGAAATTACGCAAAAAGGTATTGAAGCTATTGTTGAGTATGAAAGCAAGCAAGCAAAAAGACCATCGGTTTTTCAAACAGCTAGGTCGAAACTACTAGCTGAAATTAATCATGAAAAGAAAATTAATTTTGAAATAAATCGAAAACATTACATAAGAACAAAAACAAAAATTGTCTTGGATAAAGACATTTCATTGATAGCAATGCCAAACCGATACGATTTTAGAAATACGTTTTTAGATTTTAAAACAATTGAGATGATTCCACCAAGGGGTTAAGTATGAAATCAATAGAAGATACAGAAACACTAGTTTGCGCTGACATATTAGAGAGACAATTATTAGGTGTTACAAAGTACAGGACTACAGTAGCTGGAAACAAACTAAGCCATATCCAGTGGTTACAGCACGGGTATGAGGAGGCTTTAGATTTAGCTATTTATTTAAAACGAGCAATGCAGGAGTTAGAGAAATGACAAATCACACAATAAGCGCCAGCGAGGTGGCTGTAGACAAAGAATACTATTGGCAAGAAGTTAACAAAGACACGCCGCGCTTTGTTAAGCTTCAATTGCTTAGCCGTGGAGGCATAGCTTGCCATGGTGTACTCCAGCCAAAGGATGATTTTTACACCCATTGGACGCCATTACCAAGGCGGAAATTAGTTCTTGATACCGGGCGCTTGGGCGATAATTTCAGTCTTGCGTGAGCTTCCTATAGTAGAGCCCAGCCAGAAATTCATAACTTGACCAAAAGCAACACCTAGCGCGCCAAGCATTATCAGCATGGCTTGGTTGTCGTTAGCGTGTAAGTTGCCGGTCATCATACCCGTTAGAAGCCCCAAGAAGCCCATTGTTATGATTACTGACAGTGCAGCAGGTACCCAGCTTTTGTTGGCTGTCTGCATAGCCCTAGCGTCTTTTCTGTCACCCGCTGCAAGCGATTCCAAGTCCGCAACTTGCTTAAACCCCAAAGCCTGCATTTGTAGTGCAAAATTCTGGTCTGCTGTTTTTAGTGCTAACATCTGCTCAGGTGTGGCTCCGCTAATCGCTTGCCTTATTGCGTCTGTAGTTTTGTCATTTAAGCCAAAACTGTCAGCAATTGCATTCACAGCCATTGCACCTAATGGGCCACCCAATGCCCCACCTATCCAAGGGGCTACTGTCTTTAGGATTGCGGTGAAGTCCATGTCAAGCCTCCCTAAGGTTATCAGCAATGCGTCGAGCCCAGCCCTTGCCGAACGTTTCCCAAGTGCTAAGGCGAGTCATAAATTCCAAGCGCTCAGCATTAAAATGCGCGACAACTTCTGAGCTGTCCCGGCGCTGGATTGCAGCTAGCGTCAGAGGCCCAACTGAGCCATCATCAACTACACCGACAGCGCGTTGCAAGAAACGTATCGCCTGCCCTATGCCGCTATTTACAGCAGAGTCAAAGACTTGGAATGACACAGCGGGTGGCAGGCTATCACACTGCGCTCTGTCCCAGTAGTCGCGCTTGTAAATACCCTTGGCTGCGTCCAAAGTGAGTGCTTTGATGTCGATGTCAGGATAACTGCGCTTCGAAATTCCGAATTTAGTTTCCATTCCCGGGTCATTTGGATTATCCACATAGCCGCCTTCGTGGGAAATTAGTTTGTCAAAAGCTTGGTCAAAGTTCATAAAGATGCCCCAAACTTTACATACATATTAAGAAGACCAACTATTACAGCACTAATAACTATCCAAACAAGCTTGCTGGTGTTTGCGTTAATACCACAAAGTTCATTTTTAATTTCCTTTTGTGATTGCTCAACTAATGCTAGGCGCTTGTCCATCTCGTAAACGTCAGGGCCGCGGCGATTGCTTTGATAATCTTCTTGCATTTTTAAATTGTGCTCTGTTTTATGTTTTACTACATAATGGTGTTATGACTGAAGACCAAATACTACGCGGCGCGTTAACCGCCGCATCAATACCAATTTACGTTTATCTAATTCAAAAGTCCAAGTCCTACTTGAGCGCCGCCAGGAATAAGACCGGGCGCGACTTGCCGGAACGCCTCGGACATAGGCTGGGCATAATCTGGTCTAGAGCTAACAAGACCCCTAAGTAGCGATTGCGCGGGGGATGTGTAAAGTGCTGCGCCTCCTAGTAATCCTGCCGGAATCATTGGGTTAATTATCCCAGTCCCTAAGCCCATACCGCCAAGCATTAATCGGTCTGCTGTCCCGCTGTTGGGAACCTTGTTTCCTAGCACTTGCTGACCGGCATTGCCTAAGTCTTGCATTAGTGCCGTACCCCTTGCCACTGCTCGGCCCCTAACGCTTTGATCGGCTTGGCGAATAGCGCTATTTAACTGCGCTGGAGTAAACACACCATTATTGTTTTGTGCCGCTTTAGCTGCTCCTTCTACTCTTACTAGGTTTGCATAACCAGTGTCAGCAGCTTTTAAAGAAGTTGCAAAATCGGGGTTGTTTCTTGCGGCTTGCTGTTTTAATATGTTTTGCAGTTGTAAAAAAGCATCACCTAATTCTCCCTCACTAGCCGCAGAAGACTTACCAAATTTACTTGCCAAAAGCCCAATTTCACTATCAACTTTTTTATATGTTGTACCCAGCATAGACCCAGTACCGGACATCCTGCTGCCAACAATTTCGTCAAGAGTAGTATTAAATTTGTTCCGCATTGGGCCAACTAGGTTTTGTGCTCCTGCCCGTAACTGACCTAAATCATTTGCAAACTGTTGGTCAAATTTTAAATACTTAACCTGTGAAATTGCGTCATCGTAAGTATCGCTAATGGCTTTACCAGCAGCAGCAACACCACCTTGTCCTACGCCTTCAACCTTAGTTCCAACTTTTCCAGCCGCTCTGTTTATTGCTGCGTTGTTAAATTGAGTAAGCGCATCACCCCGAGCGCTAGAGATCATGTCACCAACAATAGGCAGACTAGAAAGTTTTTCTTCTACTGCGTTAACCCAGCCGCCAAGAGATTGACCAAAAGTAGGATTAACTCCTTCACTTTTTAGTAGTTGCAAGTTAGGGTTTACAGATGCATTAGGGCTAATAACTCTAGCTATACCGCTAGTAAGACCGGGTATCAAGCCGCCAGCTACAGCGCCTATACCTATTTGCTTTGCTTTATTCTCCGCAAAATCGCCTTCAGTAACAGGGTTAAATGCGCTAGTTGCAGCACCGCCGCCTAATCCTACCGCCATGCGACCTGCCATAGAAGCGGCTGCTGGTAACTTTGACGCAAGCGCAATATTGGCCGGGTTTAAAATGTTACCCGCAACTCGGTATGCATCGAAACCAGCATCAGGGCCTCTAGCAGCTTGGTACGCGGCTTCTTGTTCTCTAACCTGCTGGTCAACACCTCCTTCAGGTAGTCTTCCGACTAACCCCGTGGTATCGGCCAAGAAGTTGTTAAAGCGATTACCCGCATTGACAATCCCTGACGGTAGCAAGTTGGTAAGTAGCTGCGCACCGCCTGATATTGGGTCTTTAATACCTTGAGCAAACTTTTCTGTACGCGAAAGCATAGGTATTGCAGTGCGCGCCGCTGTTGGAACGGCACTTGCGGTGGACTCACGGTTTACCGTTTTAAAAACGTCAGCGTCAAAGCCAGCGTTAACAGGCGCAGACGTTGAAGCGCTAGCAGGAGCGCCGAAAATATCAGGGTCGTAATTTCCAGCCATTATTTACCTTTAAATAGTGGGTTTGCATTAGAGTAGTTTTGCAACTGCTCATAGAAACCATTATCTAATATTCCGTACTTTTTCTCATATGCACGAGCAAAACCGGATACGTCTTGTTTACGTTGCTCAGTTGCCACGTAAGAGTCAATTAACTGCTTACGGCCTTGCGCAGATTGACTAGCGTTAGGTATTAGTGAAACTAAGAAGTTACGATCAGAATCTGATAAAGAGCCAGGCATACCTGCACCGTTTGCAGGGTTGCGCAGTTCAAGCGCCGCTTGGTTTCCCAAAGCCGACGCAGCTTCTTTATTGGGCAAGTCTTTGTCAATCTTAAAGCCTAGCGAGTTCATGGCACTAGCTAAGTTTGTACCTGTAGCAGTCAAAGTGCCGCCGTCAACATTAGATAACAAAGAACCTATTTGTTTGTACTTAGCAATGTTGCCGCCTGCTGCTGTTCCTGCATTCATAATCGCAGTTCTAGCTTCGCCTTGGGCTTTGGCCTGAGTCGTCATCTGCGCAGTTCTTGCTTCAGCCGTAGCCGCTTGGTTAGCAGAAGGTGCAGAAAATGAATCGTTACTTTGTGGATTATTTACAGTAGGAGTAAAAGCCGCCGACTGGCTTCCAGAATTTGCTAATTGAGTTTTTAAATCTGTTAGATAATTCTTCATCATGTCTCTTGAAGCACTATCAACTGTTGGGTTTAATATGCTTTTTGATATTGATGCTATTTCGCGTTTGAGATATGAAGGGCTAGAAGCATTTTCACCTTGCATTGCATCACGCATATTTGCTTCAGTTCTAAATTGCAAACCGCTTGCTGGAGGTGGCTGAACATTTGGCGCAGATTGTCCCGTAGGGTTTTGTCCTTGACCAGCAGAGAGTAATGAAGATTTAGAAGCTAATTTTTCTTGTGGTGAGCCGTCAGCGCCAACGCCCATTACTTTTACTAACTCAAAAGCTGCCTTAGCACTTTCGGTTGCCGCTGTAGCAGCGCCTGCAATTCCCGCTTGAGCGTCTGCGAACCCCGGGATTGCGCTAACAGCACCGTCTTTATAATTTAAACCCTTGGTCGGGTCTACTTGGTATTTCTGCATACCGTCAAGACCTTCGTAGAACATACCGGGTTTTCTCTCAATACCTTCTTTAGCAAACTTAAACGCGGGTAATAAATCCTTACCAATTAAATTTCCAAACTGTACAACTTCGTCTATTGTTTTACCGGCAAGGCCATTAGGACGCGCTTGTGGAGCCATTGAAGGGGGCACAGAAGGGCCATAGCCATCAGTGTTTACTTTGTATGCACTAGCAGGTAACAAGTCAGGGTTAGCCGCTTGGCCTGTGCCGAAAAACTTACCGGTCATGTCTTGCAAGTCTTGATACTTTCGCGCCGCCAAACTCCGAGCGTCAATCTCGCTCTGATAATTTGCAAGCTGAGCATTTATAAGCTTGTTTTTAATCTGATTTTGCTGAACGGCTTGCATATTTCCAAGCCCAGCCGCCAAGCCTTGCCCACCTTGGGCAGATAGCAAACCCTGCGCTAGGCCAAGAATCATCTGGCTTTGCGGGTCGTCGAATGAATTACCTAATAAACCAGCCATAATTACATCCTTGAATAATTGCCGTTATACGATGAGCCTTGACCCACATTGTAAGGGTCTGAGCCACCGCCAAAGCCTAAGTTGCGGCCTATCTGTGCGCCTGCAAAAGCACCGCCTGCTATGCCGCTTAAACCGCCTCCTTGTGAGCTGCTGGATGTGTTGCTAGAGCCTGCACCAGCGTAGGGGCTGATTGTTTGGTTAGCGTTATTGAAAACGTTAAACGGGGCTTGCTGTTCGGTGTTACCTATTCCGTAAATGCCTTGACCCTGATTAATCCTACCCTGATTTCCCTGATTAAAAAGGTTAGCGCCAATTTGCAAACCCTGTTGATCTAAGCCACGGTTTGCAGTATAGAAATTCTGTTGCTGGCCTTGTCTTGTAAGATCTGCATTCGTATCAATGCCGTACTTTTGTAAGTTGCGGTTTTGACTATTGGTGAAATCTTGGCCATATAAATTTGACAAGTTGCCGGACAAGTTGTCGTTAGCTTGTCCAATTGCTAAACCCTCCGCAACACCTTGACGTGAGCCGCCTAGACCACCAATGCCCACCGCGTTACTGCGAATGCCCTGCAAGCCTAAATCAAGCGCTTGGCCTGACCTGCGCTGCACATCGTTAGCAATATTGTCTAAGTATGGGTTGCCTTGATACTGAGACAACCTAGCATTCTGTGCATTGGTGTCTTCTTCAAAATTTTGCATTGGAGCAGGCTGCATTGGAGCAGGAGTGTTGCCGCCATACAAGTTTTTGTATATATTTGGATTTAAAGACTGTTGTGCATTTGATTGCGCTGAGCCTGTTTGAGTGCCTGGGGGAGCAATACCACTTTGCAAGTCGCTATTTAATAGCGCCGATATTTCAGGGTTTTTCGAGTTGGCACTATTTGGGTTGCTGAGATAGTCTTGATAAACACTTTTAGCAGAGCCTTGAAATAATTTCTGGACAGACTCAGGGCTAGCGCCACTAGCTAATTGATTAGCAAAGTAATTAACGCCTTCAGCGTCGCCCTGCCGGCCCAAATTGTTTTGGTAAAGCTGCTGTGCTTGTTCTTGAAACGTAGCCATTTTTTTACCTTTAAGAAGATGTGCCGCGATTAGCTTCCGCCATTTGCATAGCTTGCTGTCGCTCTAAATCAGCAATATATTGCTGCAACGGGGTTTGCTCATTTGCTTGCTCCATAGGCTGAGTAACCGCTTCAGGCTTAGCCATCGGGTTATTAGCGCCCTGCATAGCTGAGTTTTGATCGTATCTAAAAGCTGGCATAAATGGCATTTGCTGGCTTCGAACAGCTTGATTGTTTGGCATACTGCCCATGCCAATAGAGCCATTGCCGCCGTTATTAAATGGATTGCCTGCTACACCAGCGCCAAGCAATTGGCTGCCTGCATTACGCATTTGGTCATAGCCTTGCGTGTACTGTGGAGACATAAGTGTTTGGCGCTGCATCTCAAGACCGGCGCGTTGTGTGTCGTTTAAACCGCCTTGCGCTAACTGCTGCTTACGCAATGCGTTAGCATCGCCGAGCAAGCCCTTATCTGCACCGCTGCCGTACAGTATTTCCTGCATACGCGGGTCTAACGACTGCTGTGACGTCTGGGTATTACCCGAAGACTGGCCGCCTAAAATACCGCCTACGACTGAGGGGGCTACTGCACCGATTAGACCGATTGCACCTGCTGATAATCCTGCGCTCATAATTTACCTTTCAAAGGAGAAAAGCCAGCGTTGTTTACGCTCATGGCCTGTCTGTAACAATTTGTTAATTCTTCACCATGTTTTATATCTTTAATTGAATAAGCCATTAAATCGTTATTTTCGCATAATGTGAATTTTACATTGGGCTCTACCGAATGGTTTAAAAATCTACCTAATTGCGTGCGGTTTCCTGATAATCTCGCAAGCCCTATTGATTCACCATTTTTAATATCCGCTAAAGCTCTCAGACCTTTACCCTCAATTAAAGAGTCAAACTTTTCAACTTTAGGTAAATTAATGTTTATAAGGTCGTTATCGTTATGCACAAGCAATAAAACTATAGGTTCTGACAAACCATATTCAGACAAAAAAAGCTTGTAATCTTCTCGGTCGTTAGTTATATGATTACTTTTAAGTTGTTTATTGTCTGCGCCACCTATTAACTCGCTGGCTTTTGATTCAGTAAAACGTTCTATAAAAACGTCAATATCAGTTTCATTTTCCGGGTTAGGGAAGAAGTTAGTCCAAGTCGAGGTTTCTAAAGCCACTGCTGCATTTTTTTGTCCCGCTTTGACATTTATAACGTAAGGGGCTGACATCTCCATTGTCCCAGTATCTACAACAATCAGCAAGCGACCGCTGGACAGTATTGCTAAGTTATCTGTTTTGTGCACAGCACCAATTAAACAAGTGCCTTTTGGGATTGTTATTTCACGCGCAAATACCCCAGGTGCAAAATAATGTTTTATAGGGCAATCAACTTGCGGAACTTTATTTAACATTTCTTGCAAGTGCATTACTTTGTCTTTTGGTTTTAATTCTGTCATCCTAGAAACCTGAATGCACCAGCGCGGTATACATAAACACCGCCGCCAGAGCCCGGATTAAATTGCGTACCGTCTGCGAGTATTAACATGCCCTCCCTGACTTTTACGGGGCTGGCATATATAGTTGTTAAGTAAAGCGCATCGGAGCCTGTCTCTAACGCTTGCTTGATACCGATAAGTTCTTGGCGCAAGAAGTTGGCCATCATGGACGTATCGTCTGGCACGTAGCCGGGTTGGTAGGTACTCAAAATCTGCCTTGCTTTGTGTAATCTAAGTCGTAGGAGCGGATTGTCACCGGCTGCGGGTCACTGCTAGTTAGCTTGTAAGCCATGTAGCGGCCACCGCTTGCAAACCTGTTAGCCATATTGGACGTGCCAATAGTGTAAGTTACAGGCTGCGCATAGTTAGGCGTGCCGTCAGTAGTTTGCGCAGAGCCGTGAAAGACTGAAACAACAGTCCCGGGTAATGCGCTAAATTGTGGACGGCTTGCAGATAGGGTTTTAACGGAATCCGAGTCATCAAGCTGGATACCGCGTTTTTCTAACAGCCAGCTAAAAGCTACACCAAAATCTAGCGTACCAGTATCGACTAATCCGATTCTAGGCGTGGACGTTGAAATAACCATTCTAGATTCATTTTGAGAGAATTCATTCTCAAACCAAGCAGACGCGTCAGTATTCCAAGAGTCAGTATCTGAAACCCAAGTATCTAAAACAAGGTTTCCAGATATTAAGCCTGCCGCGGCATAAGTAACATTACTTAATGATCTAATGCCCCAAGTGTCCGTTTCCCAATTCCAAACAGCGGCTGTGTCGCATGTTGTTTGAGCAAAGCTAGGAAATACTACCCAAACTTCTTTCTTTTGGGGATTTAAAGCTAAAAAACTTCTTTGTGCGAAATTGCTGTCCATTGTTGAAAAAAGCCATTTGCGGATTCTTCCGTCACATATGCTATTTGCCTCGCCGCCGTTGTGAATCTTGACATCACCATTGGTTAGGAATACGTGCCCCTTAGGTGTATTAACTACACAACCACGGGCTAGCAAGCCATCGTTTCCGGGTAAGCGCTGGAACCTAAAAACAAAGTTTCCGCCGATATACTGCATGGCATAGCGTGCGTCTGACTTGTAAATAATATTAACGTCACCTAGCGTTAAGCTATCAACCATCTCCCCAGTGGTTTCAGCCAAGTCTTGATTACCCGCATCGTTAGCCAAATTGGACGTAAACGACGAAGGAATAGAGCCAGGCTCTGCCGCACTTGACCAAGCAACATTGTGAGGCCGTTTGACACCAGATACGGTAGTGCCAAGCGAGACAATGTAATTCTTAAACATTCTCGCAGAGTCGGCAATGTTGGTAGAAGTTGGCACTTTGCGAACTTTATCCGCTGGTGTTCCAGACCAAAAGTGAAGACCATCTGTAGGGCTGTTTAATATTAATACCCCATTAAGCGCACCGCCTGTCCATCGATCATCTATAGCGCCGGTAAAGTCGCTATTAATGTTGGTTGAGTATGCTCCAAGGGTGGTAGCAACGCTTGCAGGCGTGCTAGGCAGCGCGTAAGTGAATGCTGTTGTGCTGGTAACTGTAATGACGAAAGTACCGTTGTAGACGGCTGGAAAGGCTAAGTAAACAATCACCGTTGCGCCAGTTGTCAAACCGTGCGGCCTGCCCGTTGTGAGCGTTGCCGTAGTCGTAGCAAAGGTTATTGAGTTTATCGGTAAGCCTTCACCAAAACGCGTAATATCGGTAGCCGTTACACCGTCATCACAAAATACTTTAGCCGTGCTCGCTTCAATAATAAAGCGCGAACTATTGGCCGTGTATAAATCAATATAGTAAGGAACGACTGCTGGCACTGCATAAGCCGCCTTTATGCCTTTAAACTTTTCCGCAAAGTCATTACGAAAGCGAATATTAAGCGCATCACTCCATTGGCCCGGCAGTAATTCAGAAGGCAGTAAATCTTTATTAACGCCATTACCGCACTTTTGAATTGTTGAGAGCATTAAAGGGTTCCGGCTAAAGTGAATAAGTCGTCAAGCTGTCGATCAGTAACGCCAAGCTTAGCAGCCATACCTATGACGTGCTCATTATCGCGCTCAACGCTAGTAGAAAATTCCCACCAGTCTTTTATGTCTGTTGAACTTGCAGCTACTGCGCTTTCAACTTGATCGCGCAATCCCAATGCGGTAAGTGCTTGCCGTATTTGGCGAGGGCTTATCTCTCGCGGTACTGCTGCTAGCCGTGCCGATTCTGCTGCTGCCGCCTCACGCGCTGCTATTTCCTCTACTGTTGGCTCTGGTGGCGGTACTGGGGCTAGCCATGCGCCGCTTGCATTAGACCAGCCGTCAAGCACCTCATCGGGTACTACGACAAACTCATTGGCAATGTTTTCGGTGTAAAAACCTAACGGCGAATCGCTGCGGGTATCTACCGCAGTGCTGTTAACTATGCGGGCGTATTTCATAATTAATAGCCTTCAGTCCAAACTAGGATGCAGTAGCCACCGCCGCCAGCGCCGCCGCCGCCGCCGCCGCCGCCGCCCCCGCCGCCGCCGCCGCCTAATCCACCAGCTCCGCCGAAAGTCCCGCCGCCGCCACCCCCGCCACCTAAGCCACCGGAGCCGCCGGGGCCGCCGCCGCCGCCACCCCCGCCACCTAAGCCACCGGAGCCGCCGGGGCCGCCGCTGCCAGGAGCGCCGCCACCACCGCCGCCTAAACCGCCGCTGCCGCCGAAGCTGCCGCTGCTGCCGCCACCACCGCCGCCATCTAATGTTTTTTCAATAAATCGAATAATTGCGTCTTTATATGCCGGGCCGCTTGTAGCGCTGTATACAAAAGTCGAACTACTGGTGTTTGTACCACCTATACCAAATATGCCGGGCCCTCCATTACTGCCGGAACCATTACCTGAGGTGCCGCCGCCGCCAAAGCTGCCGCCGCCCCCGCCGCCGCACGAACCGTTACCGCCTCTGCCAGCGGTGCTGCTACCGATAGCATTAGGCCCAGCGCCGCCGCCGCCGCTATTAGTACTGTTTTGAGAACCACCAGTGCCGTACATGGATCCGCCACCGCCGCCGCCGCAAAAAGCGAATCCCGCCGCAGCGCCGCCCGATGCCGTAAAAACACCACGGCCCCCGTTGGCTGCACTGCCAACACCACCAGCGTTTGAGGCTGTACTATTTGCTGTTGAAAACCCACCTGTGCCACTTAGCAATGCTCCAAAAGACGATGTTCCGGCTTGTCCTGTTACGTTTGCCACACCACCAGCGCCGATTGTTATAGTAGGAAGTATTTGCCCGGGGATAACGTCAATAATTCCATAAGCGAACCCGCCGCCGCCGCCGCCGCTGCCGCTGACGCTGCCACCAGCACCGCCGCCGCCGCCGCCGCAAACCGCAACACCAATTTGATACACGTTTTGGGGGACGATAACCCCGCTGGTTGTATCCGTTATTAAACGGCCTACTCTCCACTCCGAAGGTTGAACTCTCGTCGCAGCATTAGGCGGCAAAGGAAATCCGTAAGTACCCTTGTTAGCTGGTGCATCTGCACCATAGTTAAAAGCGGTCATTAGAAGTCACCTCCGGTTGCTTTGATGACTAGCGCTGTAGTAGCGGCTGTCGTTGTGATTGTGGTAGACACGTACAAGCCGTGCGCAGTGGGTAGCACTAAATCCGTAAACTGAGTCAAGCGGTTAAAGCCTGCCGATGTTGTAGAAGGCGTGATTAGATCAACTTGAATGTCCGCAAAAGGATATGCCAGCGTGCCGTCGAAATACCACACAGTAACTATCTGGCTTGCGGTAGGAGCAGTCACAGAAGTGCTGGCCGATTGAATGCGAATTGAGTCAATCTTGCGCCCATTTGTTGAACCCGGCGCGACAAGAACGACAATATTAGCCGCTGCGAGATTGGCTGTAGCCGTAGGGCCTCTCGTAGTGCAAGATGTTTGATTTGAAAAGTTAGCCAGTGACGCGAAAGGTACTAGCGGAAATATGGGCGCGGTGTTTGCTGCCATTTAAAATGCTCCAAAGTTAGAGGCTAGAAATAAAGTAGAACCGGTCGCTGCCGGTATTACAAGTGCAACAAAGCTTGCATTCGTACCATCCGTGGTAAGAAACTTACCGGCATTGCCAGCTTGCCCCGGTAAGGCTGTTTGGAAGGCCGTAGCGCTTACAAAAGCCGTTGAGGCTATCTGTGTAGTACTAACGCCGACAGAAGCCGTAGGGGCTGTGGGAACGCCTGTAAACGCAGGAGAAGCAAGTAAAGCGTAATCCGCTATAACTGCGCCAGTTGGTATATTTACCGTGCCCGTAAAGGTGGGTGAAGCAATGTTAGCTTTTAGTGCTTCCGCTGCCGTTGCCCGGTTAGTTTCAACCAGCACCGCTGCCGCGTTAAATGCTGTAGTTGCCAGTTGCGTTGTGTTAGTTCCTGCCGTTGCTGTTGGCGCGGTAGGAATACCAGTAAGGGAAGGAGAAATCAAAGGTGCTGCTCGCGCAATCTCATTTGCTAGCTGCGTTTGGATAGACGAGGTAACGCCAGCCACAAAGTTAAGTTCAGTGTGCGTAGCACTAACTGCGCCTGTAATAGCGGGAAACGTCGCTTTTACCGTTGATTTAAGCAAACGCAAGTGACCCGCGCCCTGCGCTTTTTGATCGGTGTTTAGTGGGTTCGTGACAACTAAGTCACTAATAAACGTGCCTGATTCTAGAGACATGCTTGTCCTTTAAATTATTTTAACGCGTAGCATAGAGCCGCTATGCGTTGCTTTGTCGTCTTGCGCTTGTAACGCGTTCATGTCAGCGCGATATTTTGTGTCCCACAACTGAACCCTTACGTCATCAGATATAAATGGAGCGGCCTCTGACAATGCAGCAAATAGGTAAATACTTGGCGCAAGCGTCATTAACGCATTGGTTGACGCAGTAGCCAAGGCTGGGAACTTGGCGTAATAAGTCAAGATAATAGGGTACGTACTGTCTGGTGTTGCACCTAAGATTAAGTTGTCACCTTCGATGGTGTACAAACTAGGTTTGCCAACAAAGCCTTTGTCTGGGTAGTTAACGTTAAGCTGCTCTACAGTGACATAACTCAAATTAGTTGTTGGTGAGCCTTGCACCGATAAGTTCTCAAGCTCTATCCAGTCTGCTGGCAAAGCAAGATACTGATTACCCGGTATTGCGGTAAGCGTAGTTGTGACAATCTGTTTACGAATACGCAAGTCGCGTGATATACGCGCTTCAGCTAACGCAATGAAGTCAGGGATATTCGCGGCCAAGTCGTCGCGGTGCAGCCAAGCGCCTACTGATGCAACTAAATCAGAGTAGTTAGCGAGAGCCATTTATACAGCGCCTTTCCAGACTCTAAAGCCTTCAAGCGACTTGTCGTTAAGCATTGCCCGGACGTGACCTTCTTTGCGGTTTAAAAACTCAGCAAAGGTAATGCCCTTGTCGTTGCAATATTTCTCAACCAAAATAGCTGGCAAGTGCGCTGCGTGCTTAACATCCTTGCTACCGTGCTGGCCTGACTTATGCAGCATCTGAGCACGCTCCAAGACGGGTGTACAGTCTTGCACCGATTGAAAAATCGTATGTCCGTCTTCGCGGTGAACATTAAGCTTTAAATCACTCATCACATGTTTTCCAGCGGGCTGACCTGCACAATGCCAGCAGTAGTCACTTGGACAGCAGCAATATTAGTAACGCCAGTTGGTACTTGAAGAATTACAGCATCGCCAGGCTGGACTTGCAAGTCTGTAGTAACTGCGGTTTGTGTGCCTGCGCCAATTCGGATGCAAGCTGGCTGTGTCGCTGCAATACGAATAAAGCGGGGTTTTTCACCGCTCGACATATTGGGCAACACTTGATTTGAAGAAACAGCAGACGTAGCAATTTTTATGCCAGTTACTGTCGCCGTGATGTATCCACCGTCCATACAAAAACCTCCGGCGCTTCTCAGCGTTAAGAGTTAAAAAGAAGGGGGCTTTGCACCCCCATTGTCTCTATTTTACAAGAGATAAAACACGCTAGTCAATTGCCGATTACAGCAAGTCGTAAATAGCGCCAGCGGATTTTGGATTGCGCATCTCTAGCGTGTACTCAACCACCAGCTCACGCTGCATAGAGTCGCCTGTCATTGCCAACTCGATGGTGCTGAATGGGCGCAGATATGAAACACAGATACGGTCAGACTGAACTACGAACGCGTCACGAGTGCGCTGGAAGCGGTTAGGCACGACTGTCAAGGTGTTGAAGTCAGAGACGTAAACGTCAATGGCTGCAAACAACTTAGCATCTTCGCCTTTGTCAAAACGTGTAGAGTTACCGCTAAAAGTTGAGAAAGTTTGCTTCTGCGAAGGGCCGACCATGATAGTATCCGGCTCGCCGCCATTTGTGTATATTTTCTGTAGCACGTCTTTTAGTTGTGCCTCAGTAAATGCACGCGGTGTGCCGTCAGTCTGCGCTGTGTTGTTGATGTAGTTAGCGGCAACGTAGCCTGCGCCAGTATTAACGTTATCAACAATCCAGCCTACCAAGCCGCGCGACTGGCGCGGGGCAGCAGCAGTAACAGCATTTTGTGTGAGCGCTGTTTCCATGTCACGCTTGAGTTCAAGCGAGGCCATAGACAGTTGATATGCCATCTCATCTTTACGACCGGCCGGGTTCATGGCCTGCTGCGTGCCAGACACGATAACCGTTTTAGTGGAGATTTGAGTACGGTTGTTCAAACGAACCGTTGGTGTCACGGTTTTAGCAGTTGCGTTGTCGCCCTCAGCCTGCGCGTTGTTAACCGCGACAGCCAACTCTTGGGTTTGCCACTCGTGCAATGTGTTAGTCGCTTTTGACTTAGAAGACATACTCAAAAGCGGTGTCGTGGTCGGGGAAATTCGGAAGATAAGGTCTGTCAAGTCCTCACGGTTGCCGATTGCGGCGGTCGAAAGGAATGTGCTTGTAGGTGCTGCCATGATATAGTTCCGGCGTCTCTCGACGCATTAGATTAATTTAAATAAAGCTCGCAAACGCTGCCGCTGCGTCTTCTACTTTGCCTGTCTTGTTAAGCTTTTGCATTGCCGAATTCCTACCATCAGTACTAGCGTTACCCGTGACGCCCGGACGTACCACCCGATTAGGGAGGGTCTGAACTTTCTTGGATGCTGCCCGTGCTTTGTCCATCATTTGATCGTAGAGCATTGCTTTACGGCCAAGAAGGACGGCTTTGTGGTCTTGAATGTTGTCAATGTTTTGCTCGTTGAAGCCTTGATTAATCAAGTAACTTTTGAGCGCTGCTTTGCCTTCTGTGGCTTTCGTCGGGTCTTTCCAATCGGGAAGCTTGGCAAGAAGTTCATCTTGCTGCGCCGATAAAAAAGACCGCTGGCTAGTTGCCTGTTCAGCGTCATATTGCGCTTTTAGTTGCTGCTGCTGGCCCATGTTCTCACGATACGCTGCTTGCCTCTGATTCTGGAGGTGCTGTTGTCGCATGAACTCGACCGGGTCTGCTTCTAAGAGTGCGTTCCAATCAATGTTTTGCTGTTGCTGCAAACCGCCTTCTAGCTGCGCTGCCATGCGCTGCAAGTTGTTTGCGTAGTTTTGGCGGTCTTGCTGTGCTTTGACTGTCTCAGCTTCTGCGCTCTTTAGCGCTTCAGCCGTAGCCATAGTCTTTTTAGTGTAATCTGCTTGTCGCAGACCATTTTTGTAATTGTCAGCCAGTTCGGCTTTGCTTAGTACAACGTCTTTTCCATCTACCCGGATGGTGATGTTGTCATCACCTGCATCGACGGATTCGGCATCTAAGGCTTCTGGTTCGGCATTGTCAAGGTCTTGACGTAGTTCATCTACGACTTCGGCTTCTACAGCCTCTGCTGTCTTTTCTACCGGCTCTGAAGGCTCCAAAAAACTAGCAAAAGCCTCAGCGCCAGTGTTTACGTTTAGTGCGCTGGGTTCCGATGAAGGATTATCCATGTTGTTACTTTCTTGCAGCGTCTCGCGACGGATGCTAGCCCCAATCAAAGCGCGGGGCCGTTACGCTAACTTACTCAATACAGCTTTTCAATCTCTCAATCAGCAGAAAAACATCTTCTTTATCGTAAACCGCAAACAATTGATCGTCTTCAAAACAACCATCCCGGCTAGGATTATTAAAATCCATTGCGACAGTAGTGCCGTTTACTAAAGAATTTTCTAAAGCATTAGAGAATTCTTCGCTATCATGCGCCAACACAGAATCGGCGATTGCTTGTGAAACAAAATCATTTTCTAGGGATTCAACTTTTATTTCTAAATGCCCAAAAAAACAAGGCTCATATTTTGCATAAAGCACATTGTCTGGCAACTCTAAAAATTGTTTCAGGTTTACGATTTTCATATTCTTACTGTCTCGCCAGTGTTTAAAGTGTAACCGGTTTCGCCGACAGTTACACGCACCCATCCTGTTACAGTTGACACCCAATTATCCACTGGTTTTGGGTGATAAGCCATAGCTACACTACGCTTGTGACTGCGATTAGATTTAAGCGCTTCTACCAACGCTTCCCAATCCGATCCAAGAGCGTCCTCTTGTGCTCCAATTCGATCTGCGCCATCTTGCCGTTCTCGAAAGTCTGCGTTAGTTGCGCTTTGACCTTCCGAAGCACTGTTAGATAGACCCAAAGTTTTTGGCGGCCTTCCTCGTCGCGGGCTGGTGAATTCTTCCATTGTTCCGTTACCTCTTGTTCGATGTCATTAAACACTGCGATAAAAGCTTCATTGTCTAAAACCTCAGCGCAGCGATTTGCATCATAAATTTGTGTGTCAGTCATTTACGCCATTAATAGTAAGTCTTCAATGTCTTGCTCGTCCTGAGCATCTAAATACATTGATAGCATTTTATCGTACTCTTTTGCTTTCAAAAAGTCTATATAACTTTGCTTTGCAATTAGCGCTTTTATATTAGATAGCGGCACAACTTGCTCGACCGGCTTAGGTTTCACCATCAGCGTTTTATCCAGCGCATCGATTGCAGCTTGCGCGGTGTAAAACGTTAATAGCTTATTGCCAGCTTTTACTACATACTTTTTCTTAGTCTCGTAGCTAGCGCCTTTCTTAACAACTTGAAAGGCTAAAAGTAAAGACATTTAAATGTAAGCAATCATTGCTGTAACTTCACCGACTACAGTAAAGGGTGTTGAGTCTGCATCTGATACGCCTAAAGTAACCGCAAAACTTAAACCGATTGAGAAATCAATACCAACTAATGCAGGCAATGTAAAGTTACTAGAACCAGTGGGTAGCGTTATAGTTATTAAAGGAACGTCAACACCAACTGTGGGGGCAGAAGCTTTGTTATAAAGCTTAAAGTAACGTAGTGTTGCAGCGCCATTTACTATATGTAAAATATTCAGGTTTGCTGGAGTTGCTTTTACTAATGTAGAGTTAACTCCGACAGCAGAAATAAATTTTTGATACTGTACGCCGCTAGTATTTGCACCAATTACTTTTACAGTGCCTATTGTGTTGTTCCCTGTTGGTATAGAAGTGGCAGCAGGAAAGTTACCAACGTTAATTGTTTGCCCAGCCGCAACATTAATTGTGCCAGTTGCTGAAATCTGCCCAGTGTCGTTCGATTCTTTAAACCCGAACGCAAAACCTTCAACGGTGCCAGAAGTGTAAGCCGTTACCCGCACACGCAGGAATTTGTACATAACTGGAATCTTGATAACGCCGTTTTCAATCTCATTCAAGGCGTACGGGTCGAGAACAACGCCTAATTTCTGGACAACAATTGGTACAAAAGTGCCATTGTCATTTGACCCTTGGAATTGAACTGAGCCCGACCATGTGCCAGTAAGTTGCATCGAGATAAATTTAAAGGCGGATGCGTCAAATGAGGCGATCAAATCATTATTGACCACTGTTACGTTCGACACCGCGAGGCTGACGGGGACTGACGGAGTAACTTCAACCCCTGCGCTGTCGTATTGCGTGACACGGGCGGCGTTGCTAAACGAGTCAATTGATAACAATGATGTCCCGCTACCTGAAATTATGTCTACGCTCATAATGTTACCAACCTTACTTTTCTGTCGCCATAAGTGTGACCCCGAGTAACAGTTCCGAATATTCGTACTTTTGTCGGGGAAAGATATTGTGCAATGTATTCTATCGTGCATAAACGAGATACATCTGCTTTGTGATCGTCTGTGGACTCTACCATTGAGAATGCTTCAAGGTAACTAGATTCATTAATATTGTCAACAATATCTACGTCTACAAAAGACGTAGCTCGTCTAGCACTAACCGGGCCAAAATTAATTATGCTAGTTGTAACTGCCATTACATAATCCCCTGAGCGCGTCCATCAGGCCCACGAACAATAGTACGCGGCTGGTTCATATTAGATATGGCCTGCGTAAAGCCCTGCATAGCAAGCGCTAGCGCGTTGTTCATATTGGGTTCGCCCACTTCCTCAGCACCGCCAGCGGTAGCTGATTCGCCTTTCTCAGCGCCAATCTGAGCAACAAGAATGCGGGTCTCAGCTTCCAGTTGGGCTTTAAATCGCGCAAAGTCTTGCTCACGAAGCTTATGCTCATATTCAACAACTGTTTTAGCCTGCTCAGCGTCAAACTTCATTTGATTGAGTTGCGCTTCGTTTTGCTGCTCGACCGTGCGTTGTCGTTCCTGCGCTAGCTGCGCATTGTTATCAACCTCAGCCTGCATCTGCATTTTGAGTTGAGTTAGTTGCGCTTCGTGATTGCGTGCTGCGTCGTTTGCTTGTGCTTGGAATTGCAACTTCATTTGCTCAACTTGGGCAGTGGCTTGGGCCTGAAACTGCTTGCCCTGCGCATCTGCTTGCATCTTCATCTGTTCAAGCTGCATCGCACCTTGCATCTTAATCTGCTCAGGGTCGGGGCGCGGCGGCTGTGGTGGTTGCTTGCTTGGGTCAGTGAAGAACTTTTCTGCATTCTTGTAACCCAGTAGGCGCGCCATCTCAGTGCTGGCTTGGTAAATTACTTGAGCATTAGACACGCCTAGTGGGAATACCTTTTCCTGCTGCGCCATTAGCATCATTGCTTGCTGAATCTTTTGGTCTTTGTTGCCAAGGCCAATGCCTACATTAATGCTGACATCAAACTGATTGCGCCACTCGCGCGGGTCAATGTCTTTCCAGTCGCCCGCAATCTTGGCGATTACTTTCTTGTTCTGGTGCTGGCACGTAAGCTTGAGCATGAACAAGAACAGTTCAGAAAAGCCCTCAGCAAAGTTGCGTGCAATCAAGTCGATGCGCATATCAGCTTTGTTAGTGACGATGTTGGCTGCTGTTGCCGTTGTCGCCAAGCCAGACGAATCGTTACCCATGCTTTGCCTCGACCAGCCGGTAGAGTTCTCAAGCTGCTGAGTAGTAAACTCCATCAAGGCCATTGTGCCGGCCGAGTTAGTCGCCCCTTGGTCAAGTCGTCCGACTGCGCCCGGTGACTTGATGCGCACAATACCGCCTGGGCGCGAGGTCATCAAGTCGTCTAGGTTTACTTGGCCTTCTAGCGCAAAGTAACGACCGTTTGCCTCAAGGTAAACGTTATCGTGCATAGCACGTAGCAAACTGGTCTTAGACTTTTGTTTCTCCATTGCCAAGTCAGCGATTGACAGACCAAAGAACGTATGCGGCAAAGGTGTCGGGCAAATACTAACAAACGGGATGAAATCAACTTCCTCATTGTCAAGCAAGCGGTCTCCAGCTATTGTCACTTTGCGCAATTCTGAGATTCCGTCGCCGTCGAAGTCAGTACGCAAGTAGCATTCAGTTAACCAGATATTGCGCTGCGATTCATCCGAGGTATTAATCTCGTCTGACATGTAAGCGTTTTCATCGTTGTAGCTCAGACGTTGTATGCGCTCTGCGTTGTTAGCTTGGCTCTGGTCTTCGCCGCTAATGTCATCGACGTTTTTATAACCCATTGATTTAAGCTCTGAGACAGTACGCTGTACGCGGTGTCCTACAAACTTAGCGTCTTGAATATTCTTAGCCTGGCGGTCGATGAGAAATTCTTCCGGCGGCACGTTCTCAATGCTTATCTTGCCTTCCGTCTTAATGCGCTTGCAAGTAATGTCGTACAACATGACTGGAGGTGTGTCATTAATCTGCGCTATCTGCTGCTCAATCTGCATGTGTGCTTGCTGAGCCTTGGGGTCGCCCTGCTGCATTGCCTCCATGACCGTAGACATCTGTGCGTTAAGCTGTGCAATAGCTTGCTCACGCTGTTTAACGTCGTTCTCGTCAGGGTAGGCTGTCTGCTCTGTTACCTCAACTTCCTCGTCGTCCATTACCTGAGCCAACTCTACGTCAGTCAGTGCGCGATATTCTTCCTTCTTTTCCTCGTGCCGAGTGTCCCACCAAACCTTGACAATGCCATTCTTTTGCATGAGCGCATCTTTCATCCAAGTCAGCGACAGCTTGTGGCCAGCGTTCTTCTTGAAGAAAAGATAATTCATGTACTCAGTAGCAAGACGGGCTTTCTCCTCATCCTCGGGCTTTTGAGCCTCAAATTCTGCTACTTTGTCAGAGCCTGTAAACGTTACCATTAACTGAGGCAGTATGGCTTCGATGGTGTCGCGCACATCAGTGCTTATGACGCTTGAGCGGCCATCGACCTCTGGCGCTGACAAGTCACCGACTGGCAAGCCAAGATAGTAATATATGGCCTTCTCGCGGCTATGACTTAGCTTTGACGATGTGTAGCCGAGTGAGGATCGCATCTCGCTGCTAACAAGTGCTTTTAATTCTTCTTCAGTTAGCGGTTTTGATTTTGCCATTTTTGTCTTGACTATTTAATTTCGTTATTTAGGTATCGGGTTAACGCTTCTACGGTTTCTTTTGTAGCATTTTGGTTTAAGCACCATTGCTTTACGTATTTAGCGCCTTTTGTTCTGCCGTCCGAAATACCCATGCCATGGTTAATAGCGGAAGCTTTTTCTAATACCTCAACAGGTATCTCGTACTCACCTATTTGATCGTGTTTCATGTAAACCTATGCATTATTAGATTTTGGGTAATTCAAGACACCCCCGTAAGTGTCGTTTGACATCATGCCCTCTGTCAATGCAAGGTATCTGAAAGCATCTGCACCGTGCGAGAAAGAGTCATGCAATGGCGCTACAGCTTCGCCTGTCTTGCTGTTGATATTCCAGCGATAGCGTTTTAAGCATTCTACCAAACGCTGAGTTCTATCCTTGTTGAAGTAAACCCGAGGGAACATCTCACGCGCACGGTCAATGCCAGTATTAATGCCAGTATTAGGCACTGGCTGAACATCCCATCCCAGACCGCGAAGGATTGACGCATCATCCTTGCCGCTTTGATGCCGCACATGAAAGCCGTCATGAGGCAGGTAGAGATTTCCCCAATTCATAGGCTGGTCGTCAAGCTTTAAGCTTCGAAGCTCTGCACTGTAGTCAGCAAGGATACGCTGAGTGCCTTCGATGTAGTGAATTACTCGAATCTCAGAAGCTACCTTTTGCACCAAAATTAACGTCATAGCATCACTCATGCCAAGGTCAAAGACTACGTGAGTTTTTAGTGACGCATCGTGAGGCACTTCTCTAATGCGATTGCCGCTTATTGTCGCGCTCATAGCGTCAAAGTAAATAGCGCCCTCGACTGCGGGTTTACATTGGCCTTCCCAGATATGCGCGTAGTCCTCTGGCTTCATAGTCGCCATTGCGTGTAGTCGCTCTTTCTCTAGCACTTCAGGGAACCAAGGGTTGTCACCGTAGTTAAGTTCTATGCTTAAAGTGTCAGGTGCTGGATTAACTACTGCCATTATGTGAGTTGCATCTGTGTCAAGCTGCGGATTGTAAGTAACCCATATTTCCGAATTGTTAACGCGAATCGTTGGCTTGAGAATTTCCCAGGACGTATTAGAGATTGCTTGCGCTTCTTCGCACCAAACCAGAGTGCAGCCCTCAAAAGACTTAATAGAAGTAGTTGTCTGGTCGCTAAGACCTGAGAAGTAAAAAGCCGAGCCATTGAGGCCTTTAATCTCGTTCTCTAATATCGTAAAGAAGCTTTGAAGTCCTAGCTGCTCGATTTGGTCTTTGAGCAACTGGTGAACTGATTGCTTGATTGACTTTTGCACTTCTCGAGTGCAAAGGATACGCTCTGGCTTTGAAAAGGCTTTAATGATTAAAGCCCTAGCGACTGACCAAGACTTAGACGAGCCCCTGCCGCCGCGTATGAATTTATAGCGGCTAGGCTTAAATAGCATTTCCGCCAGCTTAGGCGGAAACTCAACGCTAAATTCGTCCTGCGACGACATGAATTGCGCGTGGGAACGTGTGCGTTAGCTCTTGCTTTGTCGGAGCGTTGAATCCGTGCATAGCGTTTAATTCCTTGATTGCAGCGACTATATCGCTTGACCTACCCTCACCATTGTCCGCAATCATTGCAAGCGCTAGAACGCTCTTCTCGCGCGTCCAAAGGGATTTTGAAGTGAGGGCAGATTGAAGTTCGGCAATCCTCGTTTTTATGTCGTTACGGATTGTTAGCTTGTAAGCGTTGTTTTGAATTGTTGCAGGCAGCATCTTTTCACAGCCGTATGCTTTGCGATAAGCGCTGGTTTGAGTTGCGCCATTCGCCATGCCTTGCGCGAATGCTTCTTGTTTACCTGTGAGTGCCATTAACCGTTCCAACCTTTCATTACTTTATTAATTCCGATTTAGGAGTTTGCATACTTTCTGGCATATCTTCATGCAAAGCTTCTTCCATGTTCTTAAGACCAATTTCCAAACATTTAGTTAGGCTTAAACCTTTAGATTCACAATAAACAATTAATAGAGCAGTAGTTGCTCCTACTGCTGACTCTATTTCTTCCTTTTTTGTTGAAGTCTTATTACCTATCTCACTAAGATATTGCAACAACTCAACAGCGCCTTCAATTGCTGCTGTATTATATTCTTTAGTAATAGGACCATTTATTTTTGCTTGAAAAAGAATATTGTGTTCTAAAATTTCGTAGTTCATTGTTAAATCTTCCATTATTTCTTAGCTGTTTTAGCTGCTTGTTTAAAGTTTGCAGCGGTCGGAGCACCTTTAGCGCCAGGAGAGCGCATACGCTCAACTTTAGCACCGCTGGACTTTTGTTCAGCAATGCGTTCTTTTTTGGCTGCGATATTAGCGTATAGACCGGGTTTCATTTTGTCTTCTTCATGGGAGCCTTAGAAGGCATAACGTACCCTGGCTTCGCAGGCGCTTTTTTTGCTGGCATTTTAGGCATTGGTGTTTTCATATTTAAATCCTTATTAAGTTAAGAAACCACCCATAGGACTAGCCAATTGGCCTGAGTGTTGCCCTTGCGTCACTTCCTAATTCCGCCGTGCGCCCGGCGGAGAATAAACACTGCGATTTACCCGTCGCAGTCATCGATTAGGTTTCAATGAATAATCGGGGTGTATCTTGATTATCAATCATTTTTCGTTTTAATAAAAGAACTTCTAAATTTTTAATGGCATCGTCTTTTTCTTGTTTTTTGTCTTTTGTTATTTTTATGCAGCGCTCCACTGCTCTTGCCTCAAGCATCCGGCCATTCGCCAGTAATTTAAGGCGATATGCGGCCATAGCATCTATCGCTGTCACTCAGGTATCTCATTGAAAAAATAGGCCATAGGAAGCGGCGTAAGGTCATTCACACATGCGTAGAAAGCATAGCCCAGTGGGTAGGTTCTTTTTGTGTCCACTCTGGCCACTTTAGCTACTCCTTCCGCATTTTCTAAACTCATGACTTGCTTGCCCTTGTATTCATACATATGGCCTTGTTTCACACTTTTTATCTTCATATAAAATTTCCCTTTTTTAAGTTAGTAGTCACTAACATATTTTTTCTTAAAAAATCATCGGATTCATTAAAACCCATCCCCCCCCTCTCCTATGGAGATGAGGGGGGTGAGGGGGTTTTATTCATATTTACCCGCACCCCCTTCA